TTGACATGCTTATGAATCGCTTGAGGTCTCTGGTAGAAGAGACAGGTGTAGGTATGATACTGGTATCACACTTACGTAGAGCTTCTGGTGACAAAGGACATGAGCAAGGTATTGAAGTATCTTTATCTCATCTCAAAGGTTCACAAGGTATTGCCCAACTATCTGATTGTGTTATTGCACTTGAAAGAAATCAACAGGCAAGTAATCCAGAAGAAGCTAACCTTACCAAGGTGCGTGTACTAAAATCTAGGTACACTGGAGACACAGGATTGGCTTGTGGTCTCCGATACAATTCAGATACTGGTAGATTGTTTGAAGTATCTGAGGAGGAAACATTCGACAATGAACAGTTCTAAAATAGTATTTGACATAGAAGCTGATGGTTTAAAGCCCACAAAAGTTTGGTGTATTGTAGCCAAAGAACTAGAAGGTGCAGTACATAAGTTTGATAACACACAGATAGAAGAAGGTATTAAATTCTTGCAAGGTGCAGACACGTTGATTGGTCACAACATAATTGGCTATGATATTCCTGTGCTCGAAAAACTATATGGTGTTGAGTTTAGATGTAAGGTAGAAGACACATTGGTTATGTCAAGACTATTTAATCCTGTTCGTGAGAATGGACATAGCTTGAAGACTTGGGGGTGGCGTGTTGGGATGGCTAAACAAGAACAACCCGAAACCTTTGATGAGTATACACCTGCTATGTTAGATTACTGTGTTCAAGATGTTCGACTAAATGAAAAGGTATACAACTACTTGCTCAATGAGGGTAAGATGTTTAGTCCAGACTCAATCAATCTTGAGCACAGAGTCGCTAAGATTATGCAACAGCAAGAAAAGAATGGTTTCTTTTTCGATACCCAACGAGCTATGAAGTTGCTTGCAGAACTCAAGGACAAACAGCTTGAGGTAGAAGACGAAGTTCATAACACATTCAAACCTAAATTAGTAGATGATAAATTAGTAACACCTTATATTAGAAAAGATGGACAGCTATCTAAACGTGGACTAACTGACGAAGAATATAAAAACTGTATCAAGACACAAAATGTAGACCCATTCATGAGACAGAAGTTAGTTGAGTTTAACTTAGGTAGTCGTAAACAAATAGGTGAATACCTCATTGACTTTGGGTGGAAGCCTGAAAGATTTACTCCAACAGGTCAGCCCATTGTTGATGAGGGTACACTTAAAAAGATTGAACACATTCATGAAGCTAAACTTATTGCAGACTATTTGCTTTATCAAAAACGTATAGCACAGGTAACATCTTGGATAGATGAGTTGCAAGGTGATAGAGTTCATGGTAGTGTAATACCTAACGGAACTATTACAGGTAGAATGACACATCGTAATCCTAACATGGCACAAGTACCAAACTCTGGTAGCCCTTATGGTAAAGAGTGTCGTTCATGTTGGACAGTTCCTACAGGTTATAAGTTAGTAGGTATAGATGCTAGTGGACTAGAACTTAGAATGTTAGCTCACTATATGAATGACCCAGAGTATATTAATGAAGTTATACATGGGGATATACACAGTAGGAATCAGGAACTAGCAGGACTTGAAACTCGTAACGAAAGTAAAACATTTATATATGCTTTCTTGTATGGAGCAGGTGATGCTAAGATAGGTTCTATATCAGGTGGTGGTGCAAAGCAAGGTAAACAATTAAAAGCTACCTTCCTTAAAAACTTACCATCACTTAAGATACTAAAAGACAGGGTGCAGAAAGCATCTGAACGAGGCTTCCTGAAAGGTCTTGATGGTAGAAAAATATATGTACGTAGTCAGCATGCCGCATTGAATACTTTATTACAAGGTGGTGGTGCTATTGTTATGAAGAAAGCTATGACAATACTACAGGAGAAGATGAGTTTAAATGCTCTTGATGCTAGGTTCGTAGCTAATATACATGACGAGTGGCAGATAGAAGTAAAAGAAACACAAGCTGAATGCGTTGGTGTATTCGGAGTTGAAGCAATAGAAGAAGCAAGTAAATATTATAACATGCGTTGTCCTTTAACAGGAGAATACAATATAGGAGATAACTGGTATGAAACCCACTAAAGAAAACAGAAAGAAATTTGATATTGATTTGGCTTATGGCACAATCAGAGAAGAGAAGATAGCAGAAATGCTTACGGATAAAAAGATAGAAGTCAAGTCTGAAAAAGATATGTGGCAAAAAACAGGTAACATTTGTATTGAATATGAATCTTGGGGTAAGCCGTCAGGTATTAAAGCTACCGAAGCAGACTACTGGTTTCATAATCTTTGTGTAGGTGACAACGAGTTCTGCACATTGGTATTTAAAACAGATGTATTAAAAACAATCGTAGATAAACTTGACACATTTAAAACTGTATCAGGTGGAGACCATAAAGCAAGTAAGATGTTCTTGGTAAATCTACAAAAATTATTTTCATCGGATGTCATCAAGGCATTTAAGGAGTCAGAAAATGACAAAGAAAAGTAAAGATACTATTGACAAATCTAAATTAGATAATTATAATAAATTCACGGCTGAGTCTGGTCACTGGTATGCACAAGATGGTGAACCCATGTATACCATCATCGGAGCTAATGGTAAAGAACGAAACACTACACTTAGAGATGCTAAGAAACTCAAGTTAGTTCCTTCTGTAACCACCATCCTTGGTATGATTGCTAAACCTTCCCTTGAAAACTGGAAGATTAATCAGGCTTTAAACTCAGCTATTACTTTAGAACGTGATGAAGATGAATCGTTTGAAGCATTTGCATATCGTTGTAAAGAAGACTCAAAGAAGATTGGTAAAAAAGCCGCTGAAGAAGGCACACGTATTCATGCTTTAATTGAGAACAGCTTCTTAGGCAATGGTGAAAGTGTACCATACAAAGCTATCAAGAAATTTCTTGACGATAACTTTCCTGATGAAGAATGGATTGCAGAGGATTCTTTCTGTGCCGAATCAGGGTATGGTGGTAAGATAGATTTATATTCTAAGTCTGGTATTTTTGTTGACTTTAAAACAAAAGATAACTTAGAAGGTAAAGACCCTGCTAAATTAGTATATGATGAACATGGCATGCAGTTGTCTGCGTATGCACAGGGTTGCGGATTTGATAATCCAAAAAGAATATCTATCTTTGTAGATAGAAAAGACGTAGGGCTAATAGCTTGTCATGTGTGGGATGATGATACACATGCTAGGCATTTGGCTATGTTTAATTCTATCCTACAGTACTGGAAGCTAGTTAAGAACTACGACTCCTCTATTACTGATGCCTAAAAGAGTACCGAGAAAACCTCGACCAAAAAAAATCAATGTCCCAAAAGGGTACGATAGTATCTGGGAAGCTACACTACATGATACTATACTTAAGAAGTGGAAGCATCATTGGGAAAATATTGATTATGTAATTAAGCATAAGTACGAACCTGACTTTGTTAAAAAAATAAAAGGTAAGACAATCTTACTTGAGGCAAAGGGTAGGTTCTGGGACTTTGCAGAGTACAGTAAATACATCCATATTCGAGAGGCTTTACCAAAAGATTATGAATTAGTTTTTCTATTTCAAAAACCTTTTGCTCCAATGCCAGCCGCAAAGAAAAGAAAGGATGGAACTAAACGCACCCATGCTGAGTGGGCTGAGACTAATAACTTTAGATGGTACAACGAAGAAAGTTTACCTCACGAATGGAAAAACAATGAACTATAAATTTAAAGAAGATGATATTATAAAGGACATAATACTATATGTAAATCAAACATATGACCAACACTACGCAAATGGTAAGTACCAAGCAACTGATATGATACTAGATGCAGGACACGGAGAAGGTTTTTGTATGGGTAACATTATGAAGTATGCTATGAGGTATGGAAAAAAGAATGGTAAATCTGAAATGGACTTGCTTAAAATAATACACTATGCTATAATCGCCCTTTATGTACAAAGGAACAACACTGATAAGGAATCAAATAATGGTTGAAGATAAAATTGGAAAGAAGCCTTATCTAGGCATTGAGATAGACTACGATAAAGAAAAAACATTTGATAAGTTTAGTCTTGATACATTAAAGGACAGATATTTTTGGGAGAAAGAAACACATGCACAAGAAGCCTTCGCAAGAGCCTCCATCTACGGAGCAACATACAAAGGGGAAACAGATTTTGAATTGGCTCAAAGACTCTATAACTACGCTTCCTCTCGTTGGTTCATGTTTAGCACTCCTATACTTAGTAACGGGGGAACGAGCCGTGGGCTTCCTATCAGTTGTTTTCTCAATTATGTTCCTGACAGCAGGGGTGGGTTATCTGCTCACTATGATGAGAACGTATGGCTCGCAAGTAGTGGTGGAGGCATCGGTGGATATTGGGGCGATATTAGGAGCAATGGTATTTCAACTTCTCATGGCTCTCGTTCTACTGGAAGCATTCCTTTCCTCCACGTTGTAGACTCACAGATGCTTGCCTTTAATCAAGGCACGACTAGACGTGGAAGCTATGCCGCTTATATGGATATCAGTCACCCAGAGATTGAAGAGTTTATTAACATGCGTAAAGAATCAGGTGGTGATATCAATAGGAAGAATCTTAATCTTCATAATGGTATCAACATTACTAATGCTTTTTTGAAGGCTGTTGAGAATGATGAAGACTGGAGATTGATTGACCCTAAATCTAATGAAGCTGTTAAGATAGTAAACGCTAGAGATTTATGGTGGCAGATTATCCACGCTAGGGCAGAAACAGGTGAGCCTTACATGGTGAACATAGATACATGTAATAAGTACTTACCTAAACCGCAAAAAGATTTGGGATTAAAAATACAACAGAGTAATCTTTGTTCTGAAATTACTTTACCTACTAACGAAGAACGAACAGCAGTGTGTTGTTTATCATCTGTAAACCTTGAACACTTTGATGACTGGTCTAAAGATGATAATTTTATACAAGATTTAGTAACCATGCTTGACAATATATTACAGCACTATATTGACAATGCAGTAGACACAGAACAAATGGGAGAGTACAATGCAAATTTTAAAAGATTTCAGAAATACATTAAAGAAGGAAAGGAAGGATTTACTAAGTCTGCGTATTCGGCATATCGAGAACGTAGCATCGGATTGGGTGCAATGGGTTTCCATGCATACCTCCAATCTAGGAACATTCCTTTCGAGGGTATATTCGCAACTGGCTTTAACCATAAAGCATTCACCTTTATCAAAGCTAGAGCTACGCAAGCGACTAAGGAACTTGCCCAAGATAGGGGAGAAGCTCCTGACGTACATGGTACAGGTAAGCGAAATACTAATCTATTGGCTATTGCTCCTAATGCTAGTAGTGGGATTATATGCA